CGCCCGCCCGTGGCGCTCATCGAGGGGGCAAGCTGGCGCGCGGCGGTCTGCGCTCCTCGCCCGCCGTACTCTTTAATGTCCGCCGCCGTGCGTCTAAACATGATGTATCTGTAAGGCTCACCCTTACGCGGCCCGCTCTTTACATAGCGGATAGGCGAGGCGCCGGGGCGCTGTGTGCGGAGTAGATAGGCCCGCATATCATGCGCCGCTACGCCCTCCTCGATCATGAGGGGCACTATCCCGCTAAGGGATATGATTACATGATTAGCGCTTACCTCGCGTATCTGCACAGCGCGCTTGTAGAGGTTGAGCGTGCTCTTGAGCCCGTAAGCCTGCGCCTCTGCCTTCCACGCCGCCGCCACCACCTCCGCCACGCGATAGGCGCGCGCTAGCCGGCTCGCCTGGTCAATCCCTGTTTGTAAGCTCATGCGCCGCCTCCCTCGCGCGGGGCGCCGTACTGCTCTAGCCGCGCCTCTGCGTAGATCGGTAGTGAGATATGAAAAGGCGCCGGCGCCTTAAATGCGCGGTAGGCGTCGCGTATAGCGTGCGGTTGCCCCTGCACTATATAGGCGGGCTGTGTGTAATACTCCACGGCTACGCGCGCGCCTGTGGGCGGTGCGTCTGGCGCCGTCCAGGTGATCACCCCGCCGGCGGTGCTGAAATCCGCGCCCTCTACATATGCGCGCCCCCCGGTCACAGTCCCGCTAAGGGCGGCGCTGCGCGCATACCTCACGCCGAAGGTGACGGTGCCCCCCGCTAGGTCGTGTGTCCTCTGCGAGATAGGGTAGGTTAGCGTGTCGGTGGAGCTCGCCCCGCGCGTGATAACCTCGCGGTAGGTTAGCTCTGCGTCTAGCACCGTGAAGCGGTCGCCCATCGCGGGCAAGTGCTCGGGCAATAATGAGAGCCCTATGAGCCCCTCCGCAAACTCTGAGCCTCCCACCTGGCTAAAGCGCTCATCTGTGCGGCGCGCGCCGGTGACTAGAGCTCTGATCTCTTGGCCGCTGTGGTAGAGGTAGCCGCGCCCGTTGCAGGCGTCGCAGTCGGGGCGGTTTCGGCGTGTCGGGGCGCTCGCGCTGAGGGTCGCTTGAAATCCGCTGGCCGTGGCGGGGGCGTTGCACGGGCACAAGCTAGAGAGCTCCCACCTCACGCGGAGCCCCTGGCTAAAAATCAGCTTTCTAAACTCATCGGGCCTAAAGTCGGCGCGTGGGATTAGCTTTGGAGGTTGGCGTGAAGGTAAAAGCACCGGCGCCCCCTTACAGCGCGGCCATTTGAAGCGCGCGGTAGGTAGCCCTTAGCGTTTTCATGAGGCTCTTTAGCTCTTTTTCAAACTGAATAAGGCGCGCACCGTAGCCCGCGTTAGTCGCGCTCGCTGTGGTGCTGATGCTCTGGCTCAGTCCGTCTATGCTTTGGCTCTGTTGTGCGATACCCGCGCCCGCGATGAGGTCGCCCGCGATATTGAGGGCGAGGCTCGCGCCTTGTAGCCCTATAGCGCGCACTATCGGCGCGGGTAGGGTGTCCACAGTCCATGATACAGTTAAAGGCGCTGCGGTGCTGATCCCTGTGCGGGTGAGCGTGATGCTGTTATAGCCCTTAGCGCTCACCGTGGCGCCGGTGCTCGCGCTCGCGCTGTAAATGTCCTGTAGGCTCACCCCTAGCGGCGCCTCGACGCTGAGCGCGCCGGCGGGGATTGTCGCGGAGCCCGTATATAGGGGGAAACCTGCGCGATAAGTGATTTCAAAGTAGGCGGGGATATAAGGGTCAACACCCGTAAGCCCTCCAAAGCCTAAAATGATCGGTTGGCCGCCGCTGATTACATAGCTCGCCGCGCCGTCTGTGGTGGGGATAATGTGTATCTGTCCCGCCATAGGTTCGGGGATTGTCGCCCATGTAGAGGGGAGGATCGCGCGCGAGGTTGAGCGCCCATATAGAACGGCGAGCTCCTCGACGCTCAATAGCGGGCGGTGCCGGGTGCGGATAGGATACCACCCCGCGCTTAGCCCCGGCTCTCGGTCTTGGCGCTCGCGGATCGTCTGAGGGGCGAGGGTTAGCCCTAGCTCGTCACCTATCGCGCGCTCAGCCTGCGCGAGAGCGTCTGTAAAAACAGCCTCGGGGTAAGGCGTGCCGTCGTCTAGTGTGAGGTCAACGCCTAGTAGAAAAGTAGATTTAAGCCATGCGGCGTTATAGCCGCGCGCCTCTAGCGCTGAGCTCATATCTAGCCCTTTCTAGGCCGCCCGCGTCGCTTTACCGGCGCGGGGGTGGGGGATTGTTCGCCCTCTAGGGTCGCGGGGGCGGCGGGCGCCTCTGCTTCCTCTAGGGGCGATAGCGCGGGGGCGTCGGGCGCCTCCGCTAGAAGTGTCCACGCGCTAGAGCGGGTGAGGTGCTCGACCTGGGCGGGCGTGAGGTCGGGGGTGGTGATAATGTAGCCTTCAACGGCGACGGGCGCCCCGGCGATACTCAACACACCCTCTTTGAAACCTCTACTGCGCCACATCTAGCACCTCTTTAAGCTCAGCTACCGCTTAGGCGGAGGGGAGGCCCTGGGCGGGGTTGACGCCGGCGTTCTTGATCACCCACATCTTAGAGGGGAGCATGACGGCGGGGGCGCCAAACATCATCAGAAGGAACGGGTAGGAGCTGTTAATCTGCGCGAGGGGGCGGCGGATTAGGCTCAACATCTGATAGTAAGCCATGTGATCCGCGCCGCTGTTGATGAGCAGGATAGGCGAGGCGCCGGGGAGGTCGGCGTTGTGGTCAACCACCACAGTAGTAGCGCCGCCGTTGGCGACCTCGCGCACGAGGAGCGCGCCGTTAGCGTTGGCGGCGTCGGGGGCGCTGCGGTAAATGCGGTAATGGCTCACGGTCGCGCTAGAGTCGCTCTGGGCGATAGTGAAGCTCACGCTCTCACCGGCGGCGACGCTCACGGCGGCGGTGTCCACGGCGACGCCCACACCGGCGGGGCCCACGGGCACCACGCGATAGCGATAGGCGCCCTCATCGGCCGCCACAAACTGAGAGGCGGCGTTAGAGGCGGCGGCGGGCGCTACGCTGATCGTAGGCGTCACCACGGAGCCGTCAAACACACCCGACACACCAGCGGCGGGGGCGATGCGGTCGTGACGCTCAAGGAACGGGCACGCCACAACGGGGATCATACCGTAAGGGGCGCTAATGGTGATGCTGTTTGAGCCGAAGCCGAGCATACCGTTAGAGAAGTTAACCTGGTCATGGCGCCCGAAGGTCACCGTCTGCTTAATGAGCTCGCTGAGCACGCGGGGCGTAACTAGGATATGGGAGGCCATGCCATAGAAGGGCGCTGAGTAGAGGGCGCCTAGCACCTCCTGCAAGTAATCGGGGGTCACGGCCTTGCCGCGAAGGTCGGCCACATTGCCCGCGTCCTTGATCTGCTTAATGATACCGTCCCACGCGAGGGGATTAACGGAGCTGTCACCGTAAAAAAGCTCCTTCTCGACGCGGCGCAAAAGCGCCTCCGTGCCGCGCGTCGTCTCAAGCGCGAGGGCGTCGGTTGAGGGCCCGCTGAGGCTCACGAAGGAGGCAACATCGGTGATCTCACGGCGCTCCGCGAGATACTTAATCTGCACGGCGACCTTCTGGTAGGTGGCGCGGTTGAGCGCGCCAATACCGCCCTCAGCGATAAAGGGGGAGTGCTCCGCGCCGTGGCTCAGCACGCGGTTATACTCAACGACCGTGTTCATGGCGGCGACCTTGTTAAGCATAGGCCACAGCTTGAGATCGCTCATTGAGGAGGTCGCCACGCTCAGCGTCTGTGACAACTGCTGAGGGACAAGCGGCGAGAGGTTGTTAGCGGTCTGAGAGCCGCCGGCGGGGACTAGGGGCGTCTGGTAGCCCACGGTGCCCTTGTTGAGATCGGCCATAAGCGCGGCGAGGTTCTGAGAGGTGATCATCTGCGGGGCTCCTTAAAAAAAGCGGCTCTTGATGTCGAGGGGGTCGGCGCCGCTCTCTAGGAGGGCGGCGGCGTGCATAAGCTGAGCGGCGCGGTTAGCGTCGGTGGTGGTCGCGGTGGCGAGAGCCTTAATGAGCTCGTCGCGCGCGTCAACGGCGGCGCCCTTCACCTCGCCGGGGGCGGGGATAAAGTCCACGCTCTTAGCGATAGGGGCGAGCTGTGCGGGGCGAGCGTCGCGGAGGCTCTTGAGGTCTGCCTTGAGGCCCTTAATGAGCTCCAGGGCGCCGGCGAGGCCCTTAGCAAGCGCGGCGTTCTGTGCGCGCTGCTCGGTCAACATGGCGTCAAGCGCGGGGGCGAGGCTCTCGGCTAGGCTGAGCTCTGCGCTCTCAACGGCCTTCTGCAAGCGCTCAGCCTGGGCGGCCTCTGCCTGCGCCTGCGCGTTGGCCACATCGGCGAGGGCCTCTAGGCTCTTGTTGAGCGTGTCGGCGGCGCGGTTGTCCGCTAGGGTGGCGTCGGCGCGGGCCTCAGCCTCAGCGGGGGCCACGCCCGCCGCCTTCATCATCTCGATTAGATCGTCTCGGCGCATAGTCGCCTAGCCTCCATCATCTGTTGAGCCGCCTTTGTGATCTCGGCGAGGGGGGCGGCGGGGTAGTTGGCGTAAAGCGTCCTTATTGTATCAGCTAAAACGCTATCGTAAAAATCATTATTTTTTTGAGAGAGCCCCGCCGCGTTAGCTATTTGAGGGTTGAGCTGTTGTGGCACTAGGGCGCTAAGGCTCTCGCCGTTAGCGGGGGCGCTTGGCGTTTGGTAGCCTATGAGGCTCTTGAGTAGCTCTAGCGTGGTGTCTGCGTTGATCGGGTTGTGTGTGATAGCGCAGTTAAGCACGCGCGCCTTGAGTATGCGCTTGGGGTTCTTAGGGTCGCGCTCGATGACCTGGCCCTCAATGCTAAAGCCTAAG